CAAGCGCGGCGGCCCCCGCAACCGCAACCGCCCCCACCCTTTCTGCACTGCCCATGTCATCGGTAGCGCCGGCGCCTGTAGCTGCAGGCGGTGCAGCCCCGCTAGCTAAGACGCAGCTGTCTGCTGCTCCGAGGCAAGCGCCCAAGCAATGGGTTGCTCCAACCGAGGAGGAAGCGGCACAACGCCTTTCCGAAGCTAAGGCGATGGGTCTTCTAGGCGGAAAATGGGGCGACAAGCCTAAGGTGCTAGAGCGTGCTATGGCTGAAGCAGGCATCACGCCTCACGCGTCAGCTCCGCTACCGGCGTCCCCCGTCTCAGGCCCTGCAACGCCTGGGGGAACTCGGCGCTTCACGGTGCCCGTACAGTAATATGGCTACAAAGATCATTACGTTCGATACCCATTTCGCCACAGGTGAACCGACGGTTCAGCTCGTGTCTACGTGGGGTCGTAACGGGCAGCTTCTGCGAGAGCACACCTCGCTCGAGAAACGCGCTGCGCACAGCCCCGCCGAAGACTACATCCGCACAGTCGCGCCGGAGCCGGGCAAGAGCATCGTCCTCGTGATTGGACTCGGAGATCACGAAACCTACGGTGCGAATCGTAATGGTGATGGGTTTCCGTCCGAGCCCGTGCGTGGCAAGATCGCGGCTGATGAAGTGCTGACCAAGCACTACAAGAGCTACGAGAAGGCCCACGTATTCGAGCACCACGTAAATAACGACCCGTCGAAAGCGATTGGTCGCGTAAAGAAAGCTTTCTGGAACCCGTACATGCGGCGTGTCGAACTCATCGAAGATTTCGACCACAAGAAGGCGCCGCGGCTACTCGAGAAGATCGCTGCAGGTGAATACGGCGCCAAGAGCATGGGCTGTCGTATCAAATACGACGTTTGCACCAAGTGCGGCAACAAAGCCAAAACGCGCGCAGACTATTGCGATTGTTTGCGCTACGGCATGAACGAGGTAGACCCGCATACGGGCGTAAAGAATGCGGCGCTTAATCCGTCGCCGGATTTCTTTGACAGTTCTTGGGTGCTACGCCCCGCCGACCGCACCGGCTTCATGATGAAGAAGGTGGCGCGTGATTCCGCGTATGAGCTTATTACGCCGAGCTTTGACTTGGGTGAGCAAGCGGAAGCACTAAAAGAGAAGTCAGCCGCGCTTGCCAAGGCCGCAGATATCGAGAAGGTACTCGCGGGGGCTCCGACCGCAAGCGTGTCAAACCTTACGAAGGGCGACGCCGCACTGGTAAAGAAATACCAAGACAGCACGCCCTCCAAGGGTAAAAACAGCCCTGAAGTAGTGCAGATAATGATCTCGTATAAACCCAGTGAGGCTCTGGGTAGTGCCGACGCCGCAGGCTTACCGCTCGGTATATCCGACCTGATAAAGTATTTCCTGGGGCGCATGTCCCCGGGACTCGAGCGCGAAGCGGACAGCCCTAAGCTCACGAAGGCCGCCAGTGATTACGTTGGCGTGCTTTTCGAGACTTTCGCGCGGTACCCGCGCTTTCTAGATGAGACGCTGAAAACGGCGAGTATTTTGAGCTACGCGACCAACGCAACACTCACTAAAAAACTCGCCCAGTACGTCCCAGAAAATGTCACCCAGGACTATTTGTACCGGCACAGTACGCCTAATTGGGCTCGTCCAAACGAACGTCCTTTGACGGACGTAGTGTCTTGGACTGACCCCAACACAGGGCAGGTATATCAGACTAACTACGGCACCGTACAGAAGAGCCACGACGCTCTCGTTGAACACGGTATGCTGAATAATGCCGCGACGGGCCTGCCCCTACTCGGAGGCAGCGCTCTGATGGCTGCCGGCGCTCTCGGTATGGGCCTGAGTGAGCGTACTCGAGGGCTGCCGCAGGCTGCCGCCGCGCTAGGGTCGCTTGGACTTGGTGCTGCGGGTCTGCAGCAACTAACGCAAACACCCCGTATAGCAGGGCCGAAAATCCAAACTGATCAAGGCGAGACAATGTCGGGTTGGACCGAGATGATGCCTAAGCACGGCAGCAATATCGCCCCCGAATTGCAGTACTTGATTAAGCGCGCGTCTGATGTGCGCCCCTCCTTGCTGTCAAGCACCAAGACCGCTGCATACTGGTCTGACGTCAAGACTGCGGAGATTGAAGATGACATGTCCCCGCTGCTTGGGGTAACATTGGACTTCGAAAAAATGGCGCAAGTAGTTGGTCGACACCTGATGGCGAACACCTAGCTCCTTGCAAGATATCACAGCCTTTCCTATCATTACGACGAACTCCTCGAGGAAAATATGGCAACCGACAACACGATCGAGCGAATCCTGAGCCGCCTTACCGATGCGGACGATGGCGTAGCGGAGAAGACCGCGGCGGTTGCTGCACCCTCCACTGAGGCGCGCATGCTAGACACCGTTCGCCGCATTTCGACAGCGGCTGTTACGAAGACCGCGTCTGCTGCGCAGGCCGCTGCGCCGGCGTCGGACCTGCAGACCATCGCCAAGGAAGCTGCCGCAGCCGAGGAAGCTGCACTCGAGGCTCAGACGAAGCGCCTCGGTGCTGTTTTCGCTGACAGCTTCATGGAGCGTTATGCGCAGTACGACGCAGCGCTTAGCGCGGCGGGCGTAAAGACCGCAGCAGTAAATCCGGAGCTCGTCAAACAAGCAGCTGAGGACGGGTACCGTCGTGCCGTTGCTGACATGGAGAAGCGCGCGGAGGAAGAGTACCAGCGCGGCTATCAGGATCAGCTCAAGGCGATTCATAAGACCGCCTCGGAAATCCACTACGCCGGCCAGAGCATGGCTCACGCGGTAATCGACCGTATCGCGGCTGGGGCGCGGTAATTTCTAATGGGACGCCACATCGATATTGCAGCTCTTTCTGAACTAGTAGTAGATTCAGTTAGGAGCCCTGAGACAGAGAAGACCGCATCCGCGGTTCCTTCGCTGAATACCGACGTTGGCCGTGCCTTCAAGAAAGCGGCCGACGCGATTCGCGAATATTCAGATACGGGCGTGACAAACGATGACCTCCAAGAGCTCATCAATTTCACGCGTAAACACGCTGAAGGTACCGTGGGCGCAACCATGGGCGGGCTTGCAGGAAGTCCTGCAGGCATGGGCGGTGGCGGTGGTGGCGGGAACAACCCCGTCAACATGGCCGCGCCCGGCCCCGCGCCCTCTAACCCCACAGGCCAGGTAGCCCCCAAGCTGGGGAGTGCCCTCGGCAACGAGTACCGGAAATTAGCGGCGCTAGTCCGTCAAGAGGGCGCGGCGGCTGAAGAGGCCCGCGTCGTAAAGGCCGCGCAAATGATCACGGCTGCAACGGGCATCAAGCATCTAGTAACTGCCCTCAACAAGAGCTGAACATGGATTACAAAGAGATAGCCAATCTGCTCGAGACGGCCGCCGAATACTTTGACGGCGTTGAGTCGGCGAAACTCGCGGCTGAAAATACTGCGCGTGATGCGCGTATCAGCAAGTTCGCTGCACGCTACGAAGCTACATCGGGAGAGTCATTTCCCGAATCCCTCAAAGAAAAACTCGCTACACTTGATGTAGATACGCTTGATCACGTACTCAAGGTAGCACACAATAGCAGTGATTCCCCGGAATCACTCGGGGCGCCCTCGGATCTCTCTGACGATCTTCCGGCACCCAAGACTGTAAAAGAGGCTTCGGTTCACGCCGAGGACCGGTTCCTAAGCTGGATCGTCAACGACTGACCGAAAAAGTCCTCTAGTTAAAGACCTACGAAAGATAGCAGGAGAAAACAGACATGGCCGCTCTTACCGACAAGTTCGACGTACTTCGTGGCTGGGAGCCGGGCGGCGATGCTAGCATCGATCAGTGCTTCCCGCCCAACGCCCCCGGCGGTGTGCCGGTAACCCTTCTGCCCGGCTATATCGTCGGCCTCAGTGGAACGGGCACGGTTGACGTTGCGACGTCGCCCGCGAACGTCACACTAGGTACTGCGGACCCGAAGCAGGTCTACATCGTCCTCGAGGGCAACAGCGCCGACTTTTCGCCGCGCTTCGTTGGAACGGTAGTTTGCCTCAAAGGCAAGCTCACCGTTAAGACGGATAAGCTGACGCCGGCGCAGTCGTTCCCCATCAACGGCAAGGTCACGTACGCTGCAGGCCTCCTGTCGGATAAGGCCGCGGGCGCGACCACGCAGGTAATTGGTACGGTCCTCGCGAATAACGTCGCGACAGACGGTACGATCACCGTTGAGCTCGACCTCTGAGCTAAACAGGACTAACGTCTGTTACTAAAAGGACTATGGAGCACACATGAGCACCCCCGCATACCGTACGGAAACTGAGAAGGTCTCGGCCCAGTTCATCAACTCGAACTTCGTTCGAAAGCTCGAGCAGGGTCGCGTCAAGGAGGCCTCGGAAGAGGGCTCGGCCTTCATCCGCACCAAGCTCCGCCAGGAGGCCTTCGTTCGCGAAGTGCTCCCGCCGGTTCTTCTCTCGGACGACGAGATCGACCGCGACGAGAACACGGACCAGCCGAAGAAGATCGTCGAGAAGGAGCCCGACTCCGTTGCGACGTTCGTCCCGTTCTACGGCACCGGCCCGCGCACGCTCTTCCGTGGCCCGCGTTACTCGGTCTTCTTCGGAAAGACAGAGTCGCAGCGCTTCCGCAAGAGCAAGTTCGAGCTGATGACGTACCAGAACGACATCCGCAAGATCCTGTCGGACAACTCGGTCAAGGACATGGCCGACCAGGAAGACCTCAAGTTCCTGACGACGGTCAACGCGCTACTTGCGACGCTTCCGGCGCAGGTCGAGTCGGCGGGTTCGTTCAACTCGGCGGCCTTCAAGCAGGGCTTCCAGAACCTCGTCAGCCGTCGTCTTCCCATCGGCAAGGTGCTGATGACGAAGAAGACCTACTACGAGGCCCTTGACCTTCCGGCCACGAGCGTTGGTAACGACGTTGCTTCGCGTCACTACGCGGAGGGCATCGAGAAGGAAGAGCGCCTTTGGGGTATCCCGGTCGTTTCGACGATCAAGACGGATATCCTCACGCCCCAGGGCGGTGGAACGCACTCGTTCTACGTCTTCGCGCCGGAGAACTTCTTCGGTAACTTCTTCCTGCTGCAGGACGCGACGCTGTTCATCAAGCAGGAAGCGGACATGATCTTCTTCCACAGTTACGCCGCGCCGGGCATCGGCATCGGTAACACGGCGGCCATGTGCCGCGTTGACATCGCCTGAGCAGGAATAGTGGCCCTCCACTATTTACAGATGACGCAGCCCGCGGTCCTTGAGATCCATGGTCTCAAGGATTACGCGGGCATGCCGCTCATCTTTCGTCCTCCGGGCTGGATGCGTCGCTGCGTGACGCAGGAAGTGCTCGAGCACGAGTACGTTCAAAAGTACTTGGCCACGTGCCTTCTAAAGCTAGAGACGCCGCTCGAGCCTCCTCCGCCTGCTCCGGCGGTTGAGACCCCGGACGCTGAGGCCGAGGCTGCTGCGAAGGCGGCTGCTGAGGCTGCGGCGGCTGAGGCCGAGGCTGCTGCGAAGGCGGCTGCTGAGGCTGCGGCGGCTGAGGCCGAGGCTGCTGCGAAGGCGGCTGCT